CAAGCTTCTTAGCCTCTTTAGTAGGAATGCCAAGATTCATACCTAGAGCATAGGCTCCCATACCATAAGGAATACCTAGAGCGTACGCCTTTGCTTTATTCCTTAACTTAGGCTCAAGCTTACGAAGGAAGTTAGGTGCTTTTTTATCTGGCGAATATTGATTCAGTCCTTCAGTCTTGATTGCGATTGTAGAATAGAAGTCCCAGTTGTTTCTAAAAATATCTTTTAGTCCTTCATCACCAGATACGTGAGCAAATGTATGCGGCTCGAGTGATTCGTAGTCGCAGTCTACAAATATATTACCTTCTTCAGGGATAAAGAATGCTCGAATCAAGTTGTTGTACTCAATTACAATTGGATCATCGTCGCCCTCTTCTTTAGGTCTAGGAAGCTGTTGGGCATCGGAACCATACCTACCTGATACCGTACCATGTTGTTTGTAATAGAAGTAGTACCTACCGTCTTCTTGAGCATCTAAGAATCGATCCATGTAAGTACTCTTGATCTTGAGTAGCTTATTGTAGATGCGAAGGTTTTTGGCCCAGCTATACTTATCAGAAATAGCTTGAACAGTATCATCATCAAACTGAGGTTTGCCAGTCTTTGTAGTAGACAAAGGTTTAATACCTAGAACATTGAATGCAATCTCACCCATTTGATCTTTAGACTGAATGTTGAAATAAGCTCCATCATTGTCTTCTTTCCACAACTTCATGCTTATCTTCATACTAACGTCTTTGTCTAAGACAGAAGGATCGCCATGCAACAAGAAGTGCTTTGCAGAACATTCTGGTAGTCGTATCAATGAAGATCTAGTTACACTGTATTTACCAGTTTTAGAAGACTGTTCTAGATCAAAATTCATCTGCTTTATAAGCTCTTGGCCAAAAGTACCTTTATTGTTAGGAGGATAAGCATCCATAGCCTTACTAACTACCCAGGCTCTGATTTCTGGCTTACTGATCAGTTCTTTAGTCACAGCATCAGAATACTCTTGTAACTTCTCTACAATCTTAGCGCGGCTAGACTCAATCAGATTAAGATCAAGTTTAACACCTACTTGTTCCATAGGGATAGTAACCTCTTTATAAAGGGGCATTACCTCATCCTCAAAGAAGAACTTCTCTAGACCTTCCTCTTTTAGTATGTTTATAAAGTGATTATGTACTCTAAGAGTCAAATCAGTATCAGCGGCAGCATATTCTGAGAGTAGCTCAAGATCAGCTTTCCAGATCTCGTAGTTATCACGTGTTATTTGTCCACCATTCTTTTTTATGGACTCTTTAAGAGCAACCTGCTCTTCGTTAGCTGCCTTTTCTATATCTAGACCAATGTCTTTTTGAATCATCTTAGCGATGTCTTTAAGACCAAATGCAGAACCAGAACCGAATCCAGCACCTTCCTCTTTTACAGTATGCACAAGTAAGAGAGTATCTACATATAGAGACGGTAGCAAATCTACACCGTAGAAACACTTAACGAATCTACAGTCAAATGATGCATTGTGCATCACTAGCTTTTTACCAACAAGTAGAGATATAGTCTTTTTTGCAAGATCGTGAGCTAGCTTATCTTCAATCATTGCATCTTGAAGTAGCTCATCTTTGAAGATCATAGTTGGCATGTAGTATCCTTTACCAACTTCACCAGAGACAGAAAAACCAATGATCTTACCCTTACGAGGATTAAGACTATTGGTCTCAGTATCAAAGGCGATTATTTCAGACGACTTTATATGTTCGATAAGATCTTTAAGCGTGTCTATCGAATCAACTGTTACATAACTCTTATTCATAACTTATTATTGTGTTTTGTCTTTATTGTAAGGTACCAAATCATTTAGGATCTCTTGCCTTCTTTTACATCCACAGTCTTCTTTACCCATAGCATAGGCGATTTTCTCTGCTACCACATCTAAACCAGTAGCGTGTGTAATTTTGGCAATAGTATCACCTAAGCCTTTTGATTCCTCATTTGTCTTGTTTTCCATCTAGATCTTTTTTTATCTTTTCTAACATGCCACTAGCAGACATAGCTAATATACTAATCTGTGTCCAAAGGTCATCTGTCTCTCTTTTAAGTCTACTAAGTCTTATCCACTGTATAACTTGGATAAGCATTAATACCAAAATAACTCCCAAGTAGACATAATCTTGCTCAAATGTAACTGTCATAACTATATTTTATTAAATATACAAAACCCTTATTATATATTGCAATAATTCTTTATAGTGACTAAGCCTCACAGTTTACACACTCTAAAATATTTCTAGAGAATGCCTGGGCTGAGTTTTGTGAAAATTGATAGTACAGAGTCTTGATCCCTTCTTGATGGGCATACAGATATAATTGATTAATATCTTTTGCTGATATTGAAGGATGAATCATCAAGTTTAGACTTTGGGATTGGTCTATATACTTCTGTCTTAGTGCTGCTTGTAAGATAATTTCCTTTGGAGTGATCTCTAAGAATGTCTTGAATACCTCCTTAGTAGGGAAGTCAAGATGTTGAACAGAACCGTCCTTTTTCAAGATACTATCCCAAGTCTCTTCATTGTCTAAACCGTACTTACCAAGCTCTGCTATAAGATACGGGTTTTTGTAGACAGTCTTTATTTTTGCCAAGTCTTTGATAAAGTAGTTAGATTTTATAGGCTCTATTCCCATACTAACTTGACCTAGAATAAAAGACGATGATTTTGTAGGAGCGATAGCTACTAGAGTTGAGTTAGCAAACTCAGGCCTAATACATTTATACTTTTCTGGGTTTGATTGATATAGTTCTTGAGATGCTTTATCACTTCTTTCTTTTAGCGTTTTAAATATTACGTTATTATACTGCTTAGCCTGAAGTGATTCAAATGGGATTAGCTTTGATTGTAGAAAAGAGTGGTAACCTAATACTCCAACTCCAATAGCTCTATGGCGTTGGGCAAATCTCCAAGCTCTTTTCATTCCAGCTAGATCTTTTGCTTTAATGATAAACTCGTCTATCACAGCATTTAAGAACTGAGTATAGACTTCGATAGCATCTGTCTTTGCAATTTCATCCCAATGCAAAAGGTTTATCGATCCAATACAGCAAACAAAAGATTCTTCTGAATTAGTAGGTAGCTGAATTTCACTACACAGGTTAGATGCGTTAATATCTAGACCTAGCTCTTTATAAGGGCTATTATTATTAGAATTGTCTTTAAACATTATGTAAGGAAAACCAAACTCACTACGCCTTTGAATGACTTTTGCCCATATCTTCCTTTTAGCAGGATCTCCTGACTTCATGCTTTCAATCCACTCGTCTGTTACAGTTACACCATACTGCAGATTTTGAATAGGATTTCCTTCAGTACCAATATCAAGAAACTCATTAATATCAGCATGCTCAATTGGTAGATATACTGCGCAAGCGCCTCTTCTTGCTTCACTTTGTTTACAAACGTCTACAGTAGTATCGTACATTCTAGCATAGTGAACAGGTCCATCGGCTCTTCCACCAGTAGATATCTCAGTACCTCTAGGCCTAATATTACCTAAATATGCACTAGTACCTCCACCATATTTTGACATAAGCCCAATCTCTCTAGAAGCATTGAGGATGCTATCCAAAGAATCATCAACATTAGATCCGTAACAAGAAATAGGAAGCCCTTTGTTCTTACCAAAGTTAATCCAGACTGGTGTAGCCAAGGTATAATAACCTTTTGCCATATAGTCTTCAAACTTCTTAGCGAAACCTTCTATACCAAGGTAATTCTCTGCAGTTATAGCAACCTCTTTGATCCTATCTTCTGCAGATTCAGATATATAACCTCTAGACAAAAATGTCCTAGCTTCTTCGTTTAACCAGTAATAGTCTTTGTATTCCATACAATTAAAATAAATCGTCTTCAGTAATAGCTTTTTGTTTTTTAGAATAGTCAATTTGTTTTTTATAGAAAAAGTCTCCCTCTTTAGTAGACGTTATTTCAATATCAAACCATTTTGTTTTCTCTGTCTCTGTTTCATTGACTTCAAAAATAGGATTCATACCAATCTTCTTAAGAGAGTTATTAAACCTATTCATAATGAAGTTCTGGATTGTGGTCTTAGATAGGAATTCAAGCTCTCCATTTTCAAATATCCAGTCTAGTATCTTGCACTCTGCTTTGTACGCTTTTTTACAAGCTGAGTCTATAAGCTCCTCAAACTCTTCATCAAACCACTCAGGATTTTCTGCCTTAATGATATTGATTATCTCAGCTCCAAAATTACCATGTATATCTTCTTCTTTAGATGTAGCTTCTACTACATTAGAAATGCCTTTAAAAAGATTCTTCTCTTTGTTAAACGACATCATTATAAGAAACTGACTAAACAAAGATACATGCTCTATGAATAAGGAAAAAAGCAATACAGATTTAGTATACATCTTATTGTCTGTACTTCTAGTACCATCTAGATATTTAGCTAAGTACTTGATACGATCTTTGATCGCAGGTATTTCTACTACTGTCTTAAACTCGTCTTCTAGACCTAGTATCCTTAACAGTCTAGCATATGCATCTTTATGCCTAACTTCTGATTCTGCAAAAGTCATACCTACATCACCAATTTCAGTAATAGGCATTCTTTTATACATGTCGGCCCAAAATGTTTTTACATTGACTTCTATTTGAGCAATAGCAAGCATAGTTCTTTTAATAACTTCTCTCTCGCTATCATTTACTCCGACCTTAAAGTCATTTATATCAGTAGTAAAATTGTATTCTGTATCGATCCAATAAGAATGTCTAATAGCATCTTTATATTGCAATAAAGAAGGATATTCATAAGGTAGAATATTGACCCTCTTCGTAAATAACTTACTCATAGAACAATTATTTGGGTAGTTTAAAAAATAAAATGGTGTTTAGATAGGGAGTTAACCTTCTAGTAAAGTCCATAACCTGTTAAAGTAAGATTATTATTAGACTAAATAATTAGCCTCTTGGAAGAGTAGACCCTTTAGACGTGTTTTGAGTTAGGGTAGCTGTGGTCTTTTGAATCTTATTAATCGTATTAGTAGTTAATTTACTATACTGATTAGGTGATTGATTGTTAAGTTGAGCGATCTTGTCATTATATTTGACAGGATTTTCTGTAGCTCTGAAATTATCACCTTTGAATGCTTTTTTAAATAGATCGATTAAGAAGTTCATATAGTCTGTTTTTCTCTAATAAATATACTCTAATTAAGTTAATTTACATGCCTAGCTCAAAAAATTTGTTAGCCAAGTATGCTTTTTCATCCTTATCTAAACCTGAATTAAAAGGCTTATTAGAACCAGATGTGGGAGTAGATGTATCAAATGTTAGTTCATCATCATCCATACTATCAGGATTGATCTCTATATTGCCATTATTAGTGCTAATTTTGGCAGAGTATGTCATTCCATCCATACCGTAACGATTCTTCATGATATGAATACGTCCTGTACCATTTACTTTGTCTTGCCTTTTTCTAGATAGAGATAATGCAAAGTCAGCAATCATCATCTTGTTATATGATCCAGCAGCCTTGTCGCCTTCAATAACATCATCCTTGGCACCTGAACGATTAACTTGAGATACAGTCCAGATAGGAATTTTAAGCTCTCTGGCCATGCCTTTTGTAGCTGTGTACACGTCATCGATTGCATCTTTAGGATCTATAGACCTAGTTTTGCTCTTCAATAGATCAACATAGTCAATAATCACAAGGTCTGGAGGATAGCCTAAGTCTCTACACTTTTGGATATGCGACTCTATGGTATGGGTTGTAGCTTTGCCCATGGGAAACTCTTTAATGATCAGCTTACCTTTAAGTCTAGATACCGCTTCTTCAATAGCTTGCCTATTCTTTTGTACATTCTGAACATCGATACCAGTAAAAAGTGCATCGTACCTTTTACCCACATAGTACTCAGATAGTTCTAGAGTATAGTGACAGACTGTAAAACCTCTTTGAACTGCCATAGCTCCTAGGTTAACTAGCATCCATGACTTACCTCCACCAGGATTACCAAAGATTATACCAAGATCACCACAACCAAGACCTCCCATCAACAGTTCATTAATATGAGGCCAAGATGTTGGTACAGCTGCTCTCTCTTCTTCACGATACCTAGTCTCAATGTCTTTTTCATATTCATGGCCTATAGACTTTTCTTGACCTGCTTTCAAAGCCTGATCCATCATATATTTGATGTCATCGTACTGGCCTTTTTCTAACAGATTAACAGAATTAAGAATGGCCTTTTTAATCTGTTGATTTTTACAGAAGCTACTGAACTCTTGTTCTACATACGCTCTGTCTTCATTTGAGGCTTTAAGTGCTTCTTTCAACTGTTCAACAACACTGATTTTAAGTACCTCATTCTCAATCTTTCTAACTTCAACTTGTAGTGTATCTATTGATGGAGTAGTATGATACTTGTAATAGTATCTCAATACCTCTCCTACAATCCACTTATGGGCTGGATTGTCAAACATCTCTGTGTCAAGTATATCATGTATGTTTTGCAGAAACTCTTTGTGCTTCAACAAACTAGATAATACCTTGATCTGAAAACTGATTCCGTACTGCTGTAACTGATTTAGTGAACTCATAACTTATTTATATTTTTGTAGATCGTTAAAGTGCGTATGTAGCCACATATACAAATTAGGTATAGATTTACCCAGATCATCTTCGTTATACAAATTAATAAATTCCTGTGAATTAAACTCTTTATATGGATGAAGTAACATACTTTCTATTTCTCCAATAGCTTCATCAGGAATATTAGGTTCTTTCAAGTCCATCAACTTCTTGTTGATTCTTAACTGATACTCGTAGTTTTTAATTGACTCTAATATCTTTGCCCTATTGTCACATCTAGCCAATATATCATCTATAGTGATATGCTTATCAGATCCTAATTCTGGGAAGTGCTTAAGCATGGTTTTAGCACCAAGTCCTTTTACTCCAGGTACATTATCTCCTTCGTCTCCTAACAGTATCTTTTGTGTTAAGAAGTTATGAGGAGCTACTCCATACTCATTTAGTACCATACTCTTGTCATAGAACTTCTTTTTAGTAGGAGAGTAGACTGTCACTCTGTCAGAAACTAATTGAAGGTAGTCTTTATCACTTGACATTATCGTAACTTCCTTGTCTAGCTTTCCTACAATGTATCCTATCACATCATCTGCCTCAATCTTATCTATAGAGAGTAGGTCTACAGGAAGTTGTTTTAGGTACATGATTAGCTTAACGATCTGATTAGTAATAGATTCAGATTCGTCTTGCTGAGATTCAAATGAATCCCAGTTTGTTACTCTAGTCAATCCTCTATTAGCCTTATATTCTGGGTAGATGTACCTTTTATTAGTCGATCCTCCTTGACCATCAAAGACTAGGATAACCCTAGTGGGCCTAACCAGTTTAATTGCATATCCTAGTGATCGCAAAAATCCGGTTAGGCCTCCTATATGGAGTAGATCTTTATTCACCCATCCAATTGCTGTAAAAGCTCTTAGAAAGGCGTTTAGAGAGTCTATAATGAGTACTCGACTATTCACATCTGTATCAATCTTTTCGTCTTTTAAAGAGTCGAATATTCTCTGTTGTTCTTTATTCATATTAGTCTGCTGTATCAAATATATCAGGAGATAGCGCTGTTTCTTCTTCAACTACATCGAATGTGCCCGATCCTAAGATCTTAGTCCATTCATCAGAGTGGTTCTTTTTGTACTCGTCAAGGTCCTTTTTATCATCGTGAATAAATCCATGAACAGTCATAATAACCTTATTGACGGCCGTTACTCCAGTTACGTGGTTTTTATCACAGCTGATCCTAGTCCTTTTAGCGAACTCCACCTCTTTACCGTTCTTGGTAGCTTTGATCTTGTTTGTACCAGCTCTAGCGATATTACCAAATGTAATAACTAGTGAGGCATCAAAATACATCGTATTACCACCTTTGTTATTAAGAGTAGGTTGGCCCATTGGTGAATCAGGCTTTGCTACCCATACTTTGTTTACAGCTACGAGTGTATTTGTAAAAGGCTGAGATGCTTTACGAGACAGTACAATTCTTTGATTGATAAAGTTGCCAAAGGTCTGAGACATTGCTCCTGCATTCCATTCATTGTTGTTTGTAGACTTTTCAATACTCATCCTACAAGGAATAGATCCTACAGAGTCCCAGAAGAAACAAATGTCATGAGGTAAGGTTCCTCTCTTTTGCTCATCAAGAATGTCTGCAATAAATGCACCAACATCCTCTACACAATCAAGCCTCTCTCTATCGATATACAAGAAGAAGCCCTTGTAGTCTACAACTTCTCCAGTTGCAGGATCCGCTATCTCTTCGAACTCAAAGCCCATTGCTTTTGCATGACTCCAATCCCACTTCATCTCTGTAATAATGAATACAGGAAGAATGTTCATCTTTTGACATGCAACTGCAGCTTCAAGTAGAGCAGTTGTTTTACCGGTATCTGAATGGCCACGAAGTAACGTAATGTGACCAACAGGAATTCCAGGGATCTGTAAAGTGTCTTGGAATGCTTGAGACAAAGGGATCCACCTCTGCTCCTTAAATACAACGCCTGCTGAAAGGTTTTTGCCCTTCTTAAACTTCTCTAGATCGATTGTACCTTTGATTGCACCTGATATAGTGCTGTTAAGTGATTTTGCCATGTGCGAAACTGTTTAGTTAAAAAACCCCAACCGAAGTTGGGGGATTTGTTAATCTAGATTAAATAAATCATCAATTGCCGAATCAATACTAGGCTTAGTCGTACTCAGCGTATATCCTGCAGGAGCTGGTTTTTCCCAAGGAAGATCTCCAGTAGTTTTAGTCTCTACTGAGTCAGCCTGTTCTTTCAACTCTTCTTCTGGGTTAAGATGCTTAAGAAGCGCTTCTTTCATCTCATCATAGGAATACTTTTTAAACTGAGACAGAGGATCTGGTTGTGTTTCAAGCCACAATTTTACTTTGTCTGCATCTTCAGATAAAGGGGTTGATTTAGTCCTAACCCTAACAGTAGATGTGTTATACATCAAGCCAGTTGTTTCTTTACCTGCAGTCTCAACTGTAATGTCACGACCGGTAATTGGATCAGTGTAGTCTCCTACGTCCTCATCTTCTGCAATAGACAACAAATCCATGTAGACTTGTTTACCAAATTCCCAAAGGCGAACACCCTTGTCTTCTTCACCACGTACAATGACAGGCGCAAAGATACGCATTTTAGGTTCAAGCTTCTTAGCAAGAGACCAGTTTTCCTTGTCTCCAGACTTACGAAGTCCTTGTGCAAATTCAACGATAGGATCTTTCTCGTTAAAGTTAGAAAGACTGATCATTGACTTGTTGTTAATACCGTAATGCATGAGAACCTCTTTGAATGGATTCTGCTTATTAAACACTGATGGTACAATACGTACAGAGTGCTTACCCACGCCAGGACGCCAGATAGTCTGAGACAAGTCCCGTTTTTGTCCTCCACGTGGATTTTGTAGAGCCGACAATCTTGATTTTAAAACATTAATATCCATATATAACTGGTTTTAGTAAATATACACACGTTTGTTGAAAGATAACAATCTATCTTTGTAGTTTAGACAAAAAAACCGGTAGTTAGCCGGTCTTTAGTTCTTAGTAAGTTTAAACTGCTACTATCTTATGAATAGTGGTGTTAAGCCTTTTTAGATCTTCTCCTTGAGTCAAGAGAATACAATTTTTATAGTCAGGCCAATTGATCATATAAGTAGAGTCTAGGACACCGTTATTTAGACTCTTGATCAAAGTGTTTAATGCGTTGATTGTGTATAATGTGTTGGACTCTTTCTTTCTGTGAAGTAGAATTGTATTTGGGAGTATCTTAGTAGGTCCTCCTTGAATCTCAATGTTGTATGTACACATATATTCCTCAGAATCCTGAGATGCTAATACGAATATCTTCCTATACAAAATTGTGTACTCTCTGTTTATCTCTCTCAACGTGTCTTCAAGTCCGTCCTTTGGAGAGAAAGTACAGAACAATTTATTTGCCATATCTTCTCTATTAATATAATTTTCGTTCATAACCTAATTTATATACTGTTAATAAATATTGAGATTGTATTAGAAAGCGTAGTTT